CAACTGGTTCAACTGGTTCGCCGGCCTCACGCTGCTTGCGGCGGTGGTCGCGGCTATCATGGAGGCAATGTGAAAACCCTCATTCTGTGCGCGCTGATCCTTTGCGCCGCGTCCCTATCCGGTCAGGCCCTGCCGGATGCGCCCAAGCCACATCTTGACCGCCTGGAATGGTCCCTGCTGGCCACCGACGCCGCCGTGCGGGGCTTGGATGTCTACTCGACGCACTGGGCAGAGCAGGCGGGCAACAAAGAGCGAGTGCTCCCCGGCTTCATCGCCAACCATCCGCCGATGATGGCCCTCTACTCAGGTGGCATGGTATTCGCGCAATACTGGATTGCCCGGAAGCTGGTCGCCCACCATCACCGCAAGCTGGCCTATTTCGTGACCTCGGCAGACGTGGCCATCACAGCCCCGAGCGCGATTCACAACCTCTTTCTGCCCGTCTGTGTGGCGCCGAACGTATACCTCTCGACTGGCTGCCAGGCTCCTGTCTCTGGCGTCATCTACAAGTGATTGCCGCCCTGCGGTATGCTGAAAAGTCGCAAGGTGCGCACTTGGAGGCTGGACGTGGGCAAGAAGAAAGAGGAGTTCGTGTGGGATTTTAGCGAGGTTCCAGACGCGGCAATCATCGCGGAGGCCGGGCGGCGTCGTCAGAAGCTGGGACACAAGCCAAAGACCCCGACGCCCTGCAAGCACTGCGGGAAGATATTCGGGGCGGCTGAGGTTCGGAAGCACTGGCCGGTGTGCCCCAAGAAACCAATTCGCGGGAAGGCGAAGAAGGCATGAAGGCTATTTCAGAGGATCTTCGGAAACTGCTAGAGAACCCGCCCCGCGTGATTCGATGCGAGATGTGCCACGGTAAAGGGACGCTCGATGGAATGAAGTGCGGTGCCTGTGGCGGGGTAGGCATCCACCGCATTGAGCAAGCAAAGGGCGAGGCCTAAGCCCCGCCCCTCATCCCCCCCCCTGCCGCTTCAGGCTGCCAGTTCACCCGGTAGAATCAACATCCCCGACTCAATCAGCTTTGCCGTTAGGCGGTCCATAGCCGCCGGGAACTTGTACGCGATCGTGCGGACGCTCATCCCGAGCAACTGCGCCGCCTCCGAGTGCGTGTACTCCTGAAGGACGATCCTCTCCAGCATGTCCCGGTCCAGCGAAGGCAGAGCCTTGATGCACTTTTCCATGTCGTAGACGAAGATGATGGCATCCTCGAACGTGCGGATCGGCTTGCTTGAGACCCAGCCACGGCCAACCGGGTCACTGAGGCCTGAGCCGACGCGCGCCGTCTGCATGGAGCAGTAGAGGTAGCGCCTCAGCAAGCCGTGCGTGTGCTGGCGAAAGAAGTAGGTCTCTGTCGTGGAGAATTCAGGCAGCGGCTTGGGCTTTGGCTTGACAACCCGAGGGGCTTCCCGCTTGATCGTCTTCCGGTCGCTCCATTTGACGTAGTTTTTGCTCGTCACTGTGCACCCCCGGTTTCATCGGCAACCGCGTATACCTGGATGAGTTGCCCCCCCCGGTGCGATGGACGCCGCCCGCGCCGAACCCGGCTCTCCGGTGTGGGAAAGCTGGCCAGCTTAAGTTCGCAGGGTGCACAATACGCGCCCGAATTACCTTCTGGACGGCACCAGATACAGCCGCAAGCCTCGCAGATCTTCAGCTTCATCACTTGGTCCATGGTGCGCCCCCGTTCAGTTGCCTATTGCCCCGATGCAGTTCGCACCGTCGTACTGGAATATTGCCAGGTAGGTTCCCTGAGCCCAGCTTGGAATGGTCAGCGTGTTTCCCGACATGACGATCTGCCCAGGCGCGAACTGCCAGTTGCAGCCACTTCCAAAGGTCACCGTCTGAGCCGTCGGAGTGACCGCGCCAGCCAGCGCCAGCGGGTTGATGAGGATCGAGAAGTAGTTGCCAGCCACGAGGCCGGTGACGTTGACCGTGCGCGTCGTGATGCCGTCGGCCACCGCGTAGCAGAGGGGCAAGACACCGTCATTACCGCAGTTGTTCGACGGCCCGGCGGGGGTGTAGAGCGGCAAGGTGAACGCGCTCATCGGTGCGCCGGCGGCGTTGAAGGTGACCACGGCAGAGTCAACGGCCGTCGAACTTGACACAGGGCCGTTGGTGACAACCAGCATGTTCCACATGGTCATCAGATCGGGAGGCCCATAGAGCGCGGTGGGCGCGCTGAAGGTTGGAACGTAGGCGTCGAAGTTGCACCTGGGCGCACCTGTCGTCGAATCGATCTGACACCAGTCCGAGCTACCCTGGGGCGTTCCGTGAGGCTGCAAGCAGGTATAGCCGCCGGGTGCGAGAAGGCGATCTCCGGTGCCGGTTTCCTTGGCTACCACGGAAAAGCAGATGTTCGGCGGATTGGTCAGGCTTACATCGGGAAGATTGATGGTGAACGCGCCGGTCTTGATCGGCACGGTAATCGGCACGTCCGACGTCTGGCCCGGTACGCCTCCGCAAGCACTCAGGAAGCTGATGGGCACCCCGGCCGCGCTGACAGGGGCAAAGCTGATGGTTCCACTGGCCTCAAGCACACCGGCTGAATTCTTGATTCCCGCGGCGAAGACTTGGACGCAACCGGAGGGAACCTGCGCGGTGACTGTCGGTGAAAACATGAGCGCCGCAAGGGCCGCGATTATCAGGAATAGCGCCGTGCGCTTCATGGTGACTCCTTAGAAAATGTGCGGTACGAACTTGGCCGCGTCGTTGAGAATCTTCTGGCCTTTGGATGGGTGAGCTATCGAGTGCATCTCGTCTGCAGCGTCCTGAACGAAGGCCTGGACTGATGCCAGAGTTCCACGCATAGAAGCGCTGGTCTGTGCATCGACGGGGTGCTTCAGCGCATAATCGGCGTCGTCGATGAGGGTGATGGTGTGCTGATTCAGCCCATAAGCGCCCCAGGCCGTCAGAGCGAGGAACGCAATGACGGCCAGGATCAGGGCGAAGTGTGCGACTTGGAGGAGACGGGTCATTTTAGAGCGTCTTCGCCAGCGTGACGAACTGTGGGATGCTGGCCAGCAGCGCCTTGACAGTGGCAATCACGTTCACGTCGAGACCGGCATCGGCCAGCTTGGCCTCAGCGGCAGTGCCGCCCGCCGTGAGCACCGATGCAATCTCGCCGAGGATCGCGTAGCCCGCCTTCTCAACCGGCACAGCCAGAGGGCCGTAGGTTGGGATTGCGGCGGTGACAGCCTCGACGGTGGATGCGGATGCTTCGACCTTGGGGACGTCGGCAACAACCTTCTGGAAGACGGTTGCGAAGAAATGACCTACGGATTTGAACGTAATCATGTTTGCGGCCTCCTTTGTGGCCGGGTTACTGGGTTGAGTCGGGAAATCGGCCTGAATCGGCGCCTTTGCTGTTGTGACCGGCGAAGGCACCGAGGGCGCCACTGACGAGGTTGCTGGAGACTGCGAGGACCGCGGTCCCGATAGAGATCGGGTCAGGGTGGAAAAGAACTGCAAGAGCAAGGATCACCCCCAAGATTGCGAGTAGAACGGCCCAAAAGGGCTGTGGCCAGGTCATGCTGAGACCCCTTCCTGATAACGCGCTACGCCGTCCACGAAGTGAGCGGTCAGAACCTGTTGCCGCATTGCCGGGGCAACAGAGAAATGGACCCAGGCTCCCTCTTGAATCACCTGGTCGAACTGGATCATCGGGTAGGAGACGATCTTCTTGACGATGTCCAGCGGTGAGCCGAACTGCGGGCAGACGAAGTCAGCCGCGTAGCCGGTGACGTGTGCCGAGTCAGGGACGCCGCGCACGATGCGGTTGAGGTCAGGGCAGCGATAGCCTGAATCGATGTGAAGCGGAGAGCCGAGGATCGCTCTCACCTTCTCAAGGCTGGCAGCCAGCGCGGCCAGGTGCTCGACGATCTCCGGAGACGCGGTGTTGTCGATGCCATGGGCGACCGCCGTCGAGCTAAAGGTCAACTCTTCGAGGCTGAGGTGTGGGGAAAGCAGTTGCATGTCGCTCCTTACTTCACTGTCTGCGCATGGTTGAGGTGGCAAGCGGTTTCGATGGCCGTCAAGCGTTCGCCGTGGGCGTTGATCTCGGTCCACATCTGCGAGCGGCTTGTCTTCAGTTCGGTGACGTTGCTTTCCGTTGCCAGGGTCCGCGCTTCGATAGACCCTTTGAAGATTCCCCAGTAGAGCGCCTGTCCGATGAGGCCGGACAAGATGCCGACGACGCCGGTTAGGGCCACGATCCATGCGGTTGTTTCAGCGTTCACGCCTTACGCTCCTGAGGCCTTTGCCTTCATTCTCGGTCAGAAATTGGTGGTTTTTCGGCCCCCAAAGGCCGCGAAATGGCTAAATTACGCCAAAACTCCAGCGGGCAGCTTTGCGTCGGCGATGAGCTTGGCGAAGACAGCCTTCGAGATGTCGTCGCCGATGATCTTCCACAGATCCAGCACCGAGGCGTCACGGTAGATGACGGTCTCTTGCGCGCCGCTTGCCGGGTCGGTGAGAGTGAGCGTGAGCGTGCCGGTCCCGAGCGGCGCAAGGTCCGGAGTCGTCGCGATGTTGATATTGGTCAGTTGCAGCGATGAGATGCTGACCTGGTTGGCGAGTGTGCCGAAGGTCAAGGGCGTGGAGAGCGTGAAGGTGACAGCCATGGTTGCTCCTTAGAAAATGCGCTGGCAGATGATGGATGAGCCTGGGTAGAACTGGAAGGTCGCAGTCGAGAGTGAAGGTTGCATGTAGAACTGGATCGTGTGCGCGCCCGCTGAAAGGCCGGTCAGGATCATCACGAAGAAGTTCGAGACAGTCCCGCCAAGGTTGGGGTAGGTGATGAGCGCCTCTTGGTTGTAGACACCATCCACGTAGATGCAGACGTAACAGTCGGTGCCCACCGTTCCCGCCGTCTGAGCGCCCGACATGCTGCCAAAGAAGTTGTAGACATCGGCGGTCGATGAGGTGTTCAGACTGAAAGCCAGGCCGGGGATAAGGACGTGCGTCACGCCTGTTGCTGTGGCCGTCGAGCTTTCGTTCGCAATCGAGGTCAGAACGTGCGCGCTGGTGACGTTCGCGCCGGCCTCTTTCGGTTCGAGCGTGTTGAGGCAGAAACCGTCGGTGAAGTAGATGACGCCAGCGGTCAGGACGCCCGCCGTAATCATGTTGCCGGTGATGGCGCCAGCGCTGATCTTTGACGACGTGATCGAACCATCGACGATCAGCGACCCGGACGTCATCTCCTCGAACCGGACATTGCAGACATCCACGTATCCCGCCGACCCGGAGTAGTTAAGCAGGAAGTCTAAGCGAACAAACTTCACTCCACTCTGCCAGTCACTTGGCCCCCAGGTGTTGCTATATTCAGTCCACCCACTCAGCCCAGACAGCGACAGCGCAGACGGCTTGTAGGGGGCTCGGCCTCCATTCGTCGCGCAGGTGGAGCCGGAGTTGCTTAGGTACTGCTGCAAGTCGGCGTAGAGAAGGCCATTCGCGCTTGATGGCCTTGCCCAGAAGCGCACAATGTAGGTCTTGGTTATATCGATCGGATAGTAGTTCGCATCTTTCAAGATCGTCGGAGCCCCACTGGCGCTTCGTATCACCGTCGAACCGACCGGAGCATCCCCAGGCGTCTGGAAAGTGATGCTTCCGCTCTCCGCGAACCACACCGTTTGGTCTTGGATTTGTGGATCGACATTGATGCAAGCGCTGTATCCGCCAACGATGGCTAGCCTGTTGGCGGTCACGGCCCCAGCGGCGATGTTCGCCGCAGTCACCGCCGATGCTGCGAGAATCGACGTGGTCACCGCCCCAGCAGCAAGGGTTCCTGTCGTGACCGATCCGGCCGCAAGCTGTCCAGTGGTGACCTGCCCGAAGATGCCCGATGCGGCGTACTGCACTTGCACCCACGCCGTCCCAGCCGTGTTGACTTGGTAGGTGAGTTTGTCGGTAGTCAGGGCGAAATAGCCGGCGGGATAGCTGCTCGACGGGAGCGATGGGAGAGCGGTCGAGGCCCAGCTTACCTGGTGCGGCTGGCTGGCCAGCGTTGCGGCGGCTTGCGCGTTGGCTGCCTGGGTTGCAGCGTAGCTTTCGGCAGCGCTCTCGGCTGTACTGATGGCGCTGTTCATCTTGCTCGTGGCATCAGCCGCCGCCGCACTGATGGACGCTGCTTGCGCCGCCGCTGCCTGAGCCGCTGAGATGGCCGATTGAAGCGCCGTACGCTGTGTGGCAATGGCTGACCAGTCAGCCGATAGCAAGGTCTGGACGCCCATCCAAGGCCCGCTCATCGTGCCGTCCGGCCAGATCGTTGCCCAGTTCGCCGGCGCGCCGCTAAAGCCGGTAATTGTCGTGTTGATCGCAGCAACCGCGTTGTTGTACGCCGTCGCCGAACAGCCCCAGGTCGTCGCCAGCGAATCGAGCGAGGTCTTCATTGCGAGTTCTCCCGCGTACTGCTGCATGAGCGCGGCCTTGTAGGCGTTCGTGAGGTAGTTGGCGTTCGCCGGGCTGCTGCCTGGGTCAATGGGCGTTGTCGTCGGTATGAGGCTGATGGATGAGCCGGTTTCAGTCCAAGAGGAATCAGGCATAGATGGCCCTCACTGCCGCGTTGACGGTGCCCATGGTGACGGTTGGCGTCACGGGGATGGTGACCGAGAGAGTCGTCGGCCCCACCGTGACGATGTCGAAGAGGTAGTTTGCCGCTACCGTCGGGTCACTGCCCGTGAAGGCCACAACCTGAAAGCCGCCGCTCGGAGTTGGGAAGTTGCCCGGCCAGGTCCAGGTGATGGTGAGCCACACCTTGGCGGTCGTAGTTGCGCCGCCGCTGGCGGTGACCGTGATTCCATCGCTTGCCGATGCGCTTGCACCAGACCCGCTCCCGTTGGTTGCGCTCTGGGTCACCGTGACAACCGGTGGGGCCGGGAACATGGTGCCGACGGGCGTGTAGCTGTAGGCTGTGCAGGCGCTGAGGCTCTGCAAACCAGAACCCATGGCGTTGAAGCTCTGTAGCTTGACGTAGATCGTCTGGCCGATCAGCGCGGATTCGTAGGGCAGCTTGAAAATCGCATCGTCCAAGAACATGAAGCTGTTGCCGGAAGTGTGCGCGGCGATGGTCGAGCCGTAGCCGCCGCGCCGCAAGCTGCTGAGGTTGTAGGCGTTCGCGCCGGTCAGCGTGGCTGTGAGATAGGAGACGATCTCCGAGCCAATCAGGCAAGCCGTCGCGAAGGAATCGCGCCCGTTGGCGCTGGTGCTGTTCAGCGTCCCGAGGCTGGTGGCCAGGCTCACGGCCAGCGTGTCCGTTGTGTCAGGGTCAGCAGCCAGGGGCAGCGTTGCCGTGAGGGCACCGATGCGCGCCGATGCGTTGATGGTTCCAACCGGCGCCACGCCGTAGCTGTTGCCACCGTCGAGGCTCACCCAGACATTGCAGCCGCCCCAGAGCGTAGGGGTTCCGCATGCCCCTATCCAGATTTCCGGACCGCCTGATTCAGTCATGAGCGTAGGCGGCTCGAAGACGACAGCGCCCGAGACCGTCGGGGCCGGGCTTGTGGCTGGGGAGTTGCCGCCATTGTTCTGAGTCGTGTAGAGCGCAGACGTGCCGATGCCTAATGGCCACTCCTCAGCCGTGATGGTCAAGCCTTCCTCTTCGCTCGCCTCGTCTGGCATGTCAACCGAAACAATGCGGACGATCTTCCGATAGAGGCCGGTGATGGTGTCCGTCAGGGTCAGCAGGTCCATCGGCTCAAGCAATATCTTGTTCCACCCCACTTTGAAGGTGTAGGTGTTGCGAACAAACACGTTCCGCTGTGCCTTGATGGCGCTGATTTGCTTCGCGTGAGCGGCCCGCGTGATGAGGTGGAGCGTGAGCGGCGAATCCTGTTTCAGGCCGTTCAGGGACACGTCTGAAGGCTCCGGAGTGTCAACGATGCTCACGTTGTAGCTGTTTGTGCGGTCCCAGAACTCAACCGGCACGTCGTTCTTGATGTCCTGAGTGCTTGAGCGGCTGGGAATGATCGGGTCTGTGCCGGTGGGCTGGCCATCGTTGCCGACGGCCCCAAGGAAATCGTCATAGGTGAGGTCGTAGAGCGGCGTGGTGTTCGGCGTGTAGGTGACACCGTTGGCCGTGATGGGCGTGTCGCCGTAAGGAACGACGTTCAGCACCATGCCGGTTCCGCCGCCCGAGAGTTGCTGGCAGGTCCAGACCAGTTCGCTGTTTGTCGCGTCGAGGATCTGCTGAATGCAGGTTGCCGCATCGCTCTGGTCGGTCCAAGCCGGGCTGATGGCAAAGCCACAAGCGGTGCAGTAGGTTTGGAAGCTGGCCGCGCCGGTGACGAGATTGGCAATGCGAGAGGCGGCGAACCCGGCCCCGTAGTAGGGATTCGAGAGCGCGTCAACGATGACAGCCGACGGCTTGGCGTCATAGGCGCTCGGCCAGTTCGGATCCTGCTCGGTGCCGAGAAGCGCCTGAACCTCAAAGTTCCAGTTGGGTACCGTTCCGCCCGAACCGAGAGCGGCTTGAAGTACGCCGATATAAGCCGTTCCGCTGTAGCCGAGAGCGCGGCTGGGCCACTTGCTCTGCCACGGCCCCCAGGGCGCTTGCGGACGCGCGCCGGTCATCAGCGAGAGGCCGTAATAGCTGAGGGTGTAGCAGTCCTTGTCGCGCCAGACGCGCTGGACGCCAACGATGCCGGTTGAGCCGCCCTCGCAGAGAGCGAGGATCAAGTCTGACCAGTAGTTGTAGCCGGTTACGCCCCCGCCGCCGCCCTTGCCGCCCGAACTGGTGGCCTGGGACGTGAAGCCGGCATAGTCGATCATGTTCGAGGCAAGCAGTGTGCAGCCGTAGGCGAGGGCCTTGGGCTTGCCGTACATCGATGTCGAGACCTGGACGGACGCCAGCTTGACCGGGGTTTGCGCGTTCGAGCCGCCGCCGCCGAATAGACCGCCCATCTAGCTCCTCACCTTCGCCCAAGGCGACCAGATGCCGACGAACCGCTCGGCAAGGTCCTTGTTGGCTACCGCGTCATCGAGGATCACCATTCCGGCTGGCTGGTAGCTGTGCAGGATCACTGGCCACTCGATCACGATTGCGCCGTGCGCCGGGTTGCGACCGAACTGGTACATGGCAATGTCGCCGGGTTGGGGAGGGCCGTCGATCTTGGCCGCGAACCGTTCGACGATTTCGAGATAGACCGGCTCGTCGCGGTGCAGAAACCAGTCGTGGACGTACTCGCCGGGGTCAACGTGGGGCAGGACGCCCGCGGCCTCATAGACAGCCGCAAGGATCATGCCGCAATCGACCCCAGCGCCCTTGACGCGGGCGTGGTGTGCGTAGGGAGTCCGAACCCACGACAGCGCCTCGGTGACAACATCCTCGCGTTGCAGCATCACTTCGAGCGCGGTCATAGGCTGGTGCTCGTCGGGGGCACATAAGGGAAGCCCTGGTAGTTGTTCGAGTTCGAGTAACCAGCGCAAGCCGTCTTTGTGCGGGCGCAACCGGGGTAGATGGTGAAGGTGTCACCCGTTGCCGGGGTCTGAGGGAGTGGCACGGTCAGGACGGCCGTCCCGCTGGTGTAGCTGCTCACCGTGCGCCGCGAACCGGATGCAGCCCCGGAAGTCATCACCAGCACACCGAGAGCGTAGTAGCCGTTCGCCTTACCGACGATGCCCGTCGCGATGGCCGTTGACGTTGGGGTTCCTTGCGCGCTGCCGGCCGTCGTGAGGCTCGGCAAGCTGATGCCGCAACCAGAGTCACCAAAGCAGTTCGCGCAGCCAGGCTGGAAGAGAATCCGGGGCATCTGGTACTGCAAAAGCTCGAGGTCTGACTTGACGTGCAAGACAACCTGAGTCGAGGACGGGTCCACGCCCGCACAGTTGCCCTCGAACAGAACCACCGAACCCATGGACGTGTCGCCAGCGTAGGCAGAGAAGACACGCTCCACCCGCACCCGCGCCGCGTCGAAAGCGCCGTTGTGGGCTGCCAGGCTGATGTTCGTGCCCATGAGTTGAGCCGAGCCGCCGGCCATCAGCGTCAGGTCGAGAGTGTCGACTTCAGTCCCGCGGGCGTTCCGGATGGCTCCGCGCTTGACGAGAGGCTGGCCGCCCTGATCGATCGATGAGGTAAACAGGAGGCTGTTCAGGGTTAGCGGAATGTCGCCGTTCGTCCAGCGGTAGATGCCGCCCGATTGGAGCGTGATGGTGTAGCAGTCGGCCATCGTGAACTGTGCGTTCGAGTTCAGATAGGCAATCAGGGCTGGGGTGGCGTATTTCATTTGAGGGTGATCACCTTGACCGTTCCGCCGTCCCAGGCCAGTTGCATGAAGCGCTTGAAGGTCATGGTGTCGTCGTCAAACCGGCAGATGCGGGCGAACTGGCCGGTCCAGGTGATCGGCAGACCGTTGGCCGGGGCCGTCGTGAAGGTCACCACGCCGGTTGTGGCGTTGTAGCTCACCCCGGAAGTCTGAAGGACACCGTTGACGTAGATCGCCGCGGACTGGATGATTCCCGCCGAATAGCCCTCGTTGTCGACCAGTTGGAAGACGGTCTGCGCGCCGGTACCTGTGCCGAACGGGCAGGCTGTCGGGCTTCCGTTTACCGGGTCGATGAAGTAGAAGGAGTCCCACTTGCCCCGCATGGTGTTGAAGAAACTGGCAAGCTGGAGGAGTTCGTCAGAGAGCGTCTTGGCGCTGAAACCGGACTGACGGACGAAGTTCAGCGTCCACTCGTAGGACCAGCGTGGCCGGGTCCAGAAGGTTGCGCGCTGCTCGGTGCCGCTGGCGCCGGTCTGGATCAGCGTCGAGAACATCGACACGCGGTCAACCTCGATGTCCAAGCCCTTGAGTCCGGATGGGAAAAGCAAAGTGCTCATGTCGATGCCCTCTGTGTCGTTTTAGCCGCTAAGTGTGGCCGTTCAGACACAGTTTAAGGCGAAATCAGGGCAAGAAACCGCCTCGGGGAGCGGCGAAAGGCTGGAATGTGGGGATGCTGGTCAGTTGGGTTTGCGGTCGGGGTCCGGGGCCGGGGTTATGATCGTGGTCACCGTTTTCCCTTCGGATGGCTTCGGAGGATCAAACTTCGCGTCCATCTCCTGAACCTTTTTATCCATGCGTGTGTCTGGAATCGGGATCGCGGCCAACGTGCGCTTCTGTTCGGCAAGCTCCTCTTTGTCGCTTTCCCATCGATGTATCAGTTCGGTGATTGCATCGCCCGCAGATTTTCCTTCTGACTCCGGAGCCTGTTCGCGCCTCATTGCTTCCTTAACGGCAGCGCGGGAGACGCGGACATCGAACAACTCGCGTTCAAGTTGTTTTTCGCGCTTTTCGAGCGAAAGGTCAACACCGAAAAGTTGGCTGAGGATGGACACCTTGCGAGGCGTCATGGTCAGTTCTTCGCCTGTTTGTGGGTTGCGCGTCTCGTCTCAGCGTCCTCAATCGACCGGCGAAAACCTGGTTGAATCTTCTCCATTTCGTCGATTAACCTCTCCTGCTCGGCGGAGCCCGCGGGAGCGGCCTGGATAAGCCGCGAGAGCCGCAGGAACTCATCCGTGTTCGCTAGTACCCGCTTCGTTTCCTGAGAGCGCCTGTCCGCCTCTCGAATGGGCGCATTGATCCAATAGTTCACGCCAAAGCCGATGGCGACAAGTACCGCGAGGACTACAAGAATGAGGATGCCCACGGATTTGCTCTGGCTGCCGGCTAGAGCGGAAGCCTGTTCGGGCGGCTGAATCTCTGCTTTCATGACACCCATGATAGCGCGGCTGCTTTCGCGGCGTTTTGAACCCATACAACAAGCCGGAAATATTCTTTCATGTTTGCACTGGAAACAGGGCAATCTAACTGCGCCGGTTCTTCATTGCCTCTTTAATTGTCGCCATGATATTTCCTTGGTTCTGCTGGAAGAACGCCTTTGAATCAACTCCGCCGTGGATATGAAGGTGCATGTCGCCGCCGCTTCCCCCGATTCCCCCTCCCGCAATGACGCTGCGAAGTGGATTGGCGATGCTTGCGGGCAAGATCATTTCTTGCTTATGGATCTGGGCGAGCATGTCAGACGGAACGTTATCCCATCCACCCGCCGCAGAGGCCAATGGGGCCATAGCCATCACAGTGGCGTAGGACGCGGCGGCGGCGGCGGGCGCTGCGGGTGGTCCAACAATCGGAATTGCCGCAATACTGGCAAATGTCGCTGCAGAAGCTACGGCGGCGAGGCTAGCAATCGCGGCGGCGTTCGTCAAATCCCCGGCTACCGTCGTCGCCGTGTCAGCAGTCGTCTCCGCAGTAGCGCGGGCTGTTGTTCCCGTTGCCGTGGCGGCGGTCTTCGATGACTCCCCGAAAAGATGCTTAACCATGGATGCGATGCTGTGGGCCTCATCTTTAAGCCCCGCAGTTGCGGCCATCATTGATCTCGATGCCGTTCCTGTCCCTGTGGCGGCCGTCTTAAGATACTCAGACGCGATGTGGCGTGCTGTGGTTTGGAGAAGCATCTTGAGAGCAGAATTAAGGGCTGAGTCCATGGCTGAACTAAACGCCTTGCTCCAAGTCTGTGTCCCATCAATAAGGCCCCTCGTCATGGAGGAGAAATCCCGGGCTATCCTGTCGGCTGTCCTCTTCGCGTCGGATTCTTGCTTGTCCAACGCCTTTTTAGCTGCTGCTTCTTCCCTATCCCACTCCTTCTCTATGGCCGCGAATGTGGCGTCTTCGGCTTGCTTGGTAGCTTCCAGCTTTTTTGCCAGAGCGGCCTTGTACTGCTCGGTGTCAGCGCCATAGATGGTGGAGATCCTTGCAAACTCGTTCGTCGCAAGTTCGATACGTTCCGCGCTGCCCTCTTTGGCTGCGCTATAGTTGCGCGCCGCGTCTTTTTCAAGGTCCGCTTCGCTTTTCTTCCCTTGCTCTTCTTTGAGTTTTGCAATCTCCCGGTCCAGCGCGATAGCCATCTGAGAGCCAGTGACGGCACAATCGCGCTTCTCCTGCCAGAACTTGATTTCAGCGGCTATGGACCAGGTGAACCAGTTCTGCTCCTCGTCTTTCTTGTCCTCAAGCTCCTTTTTGAATTCCGCCATATAAGCGGAAGATTCATCCTTTGGCGCGGCGTCCGCTCCACCCTTAGCTGCCTTGGGTGCTTTCGGTGCCTTCGGGTCCGTGTCCCGACCGAGTGTCTGGAGTTTCTTAAGTTCCTCAAGGTAGCTATCTAAGTCCTTCTTTTGCTTTTCGATGGACTCATGAACGTTACCAGCCCGCTTGTCCCAGAGGTACGCCCAAAGGCCGCCAAAGCCCCCCATCTTCGCCATGTTGTCGGATTCAAACCGCAACTGCGCTTCTTGCGCGGCAAGCGCCGTCAGTGTCGCTTTGGCTACATCGATCTCCCCCTGGACCTCCTTCTGCCGAGCCTCATTCGCCAGTTTGATTGCATCCGCGATGCTTCGCTCGTGGCCGTCCTCGGCAATCAGGTACTTGATGAAATCCGGGTAGATGAGGCACAACTGCTCAATAATGATCTTCTTGCGGCCTTCGGCCTCCGCGTGGGCTTCGGAGTCGGGTGCAAGTTTTTGCAGCGCCGCATCGTTTTCGAGAAGCTGCGTTGTGAGGGTTTTGTATCGGTCAACATTCTCGCCAAGTGCCACGCCGCTATCATGCGCTGCCTTTTCCGCCGCATGGCCAAACTCAATGACCTTCTCGACGCCCTTGGCAATCCACTCGACCATCTCCATGATGGCCAGAGGCGCAAAGGCCATTGACAAAGCCTGGCCGACGCCGGGGAGCGTGGAGACGAATCCCCCCACCGCCCGGTTCATCCCCAGCATGTGGGCAGCGTGGCGGGCCTCGGTTCGCGAGAAGTCGCCCTCCATGCTCTCCGCTGCCCGTTCCGACGCGTTCGTCATGCTTGCGAAGGCCTCGGTAGTTGACCCCTCGACCCCAGTGAAAGACGAGGCCATCGCGTCGGTGGACTCTTTTACCCCTGCCGTGGCGGCATTGAGCCCCGCCGTGAGCCCTGCGATGTTGGCGGTGATTTGTACACTGATCTCGCCCGCGTCGTCTGCCATGGAGCCTCCTAGAATCCGACGATTCCGGCCGCAAGTTCAGCCTCGCTCGTCGGGGTTACTGCCCTGTCTTCTTTGTCGCCGTAGAGGTACGCCTTGACCATCACATGAACGGGAGGATGCTTTCCCCAGTAGCTCAGCAGGTCAAGCACGGCGGGCCAGGGTGTTTCGTCAATCTGAACCGATGTCCAGCCCGTCGCCGTGGCAATGAGGCTGTAAAGCTCGCCCCAACTTAACGGCTCTTTTTCTTGGCCGGGGCGGTCACTTCCCCCGGTTCGTCGCCGCCTGTGCGCGTGAAGCTCAGGAACTCATTGAAGAGCGCGGTGACCTGCCAGTCGGTCAGAGAGTCAAGCTCGGCAGCGGTGAAGTCCGGATATTTGCGCTGAATGGTCGCAACAAGGATTTCCGCGTTCTCGCGCTCGATTTCCCGGCGGGCTTCGTTCAGTTTGAACGCCAGATCGACTGTGGCCGCGCCCTTCTCGGCTTCCTTGGCGCTGTGGTAGAGCTCACCCATGCGCTTGATGAGCGGGTCGATTTGGTTGCGCATCTGGCCACTGTTGAAGGGGATCAGGTTGTACTTCTTTCCATTGATTTCGACGGTGCTCATGCTTTCGGCCTCCATGGCTGAGATGGGAACGCGCCGCCCTCTCAGACGGCGCATCTGGGTTAGGAGTTGGTGTAGACGTTGATGACGTTGTTCAGCGTGTCGGTGAAGGCCTGGAACTCAAGATCGACTTCGGTGTAATCGTCCTGCTTGCCCGCCAGAGACAGCTTCGGAAAGACGACCGCCCACAGCTTGTAACCGAACTGTTTGCCGCCGTAAGTGTTGAAGGCGTTGAGTTGGAAGACAGTGGCAGCGCCCATCAGGACGTTGTTCAGATCGATGTTGTTACCGGTCACCATCGTGTAGGTGTAATACAAGCCCACCTGGTGCGTGGTGTCGGCAGCGGCGAAGGTGTAGACGCCGGCGGCAGAGACGGAATACTGACCAGTAGCCGGAGCGCTGGCCACAACAGACAGCCACTTTCCAGCGGTGTAGTCATACACGCCGCCGTCCTGTACGAATGTTGCGCCGTTGAGGGCGGTGACCTGGTACGGGGTGGTGGGGATGTTGCTGATTTCGTTGTTGGCCGCGGCGGTCTGCCCGGTGCTGGTGGTCGAACCCGCCAGAATGGCAGCAATGAGCCCAGCCTGAATGCGGCCAGACTTCGCCTTTCCGGTGATCTTGCCCTTGCCCAGAGCAACGTCCTCGGGGAAGGCATAGGAGCCGATGAGTTCCTTCACATCGCGGCTGATGTCGATGGAGATGTCTTTCAGGGTGCCGACGTTGACGGGAGTGGGATTTGCGCCGGGCGGGACGATGAACAGTTGGCCGACGCCGAAGTTGTACTGAGCCACGGTGGTACTCGCTTTCTGGCGTGGTCCTCAGTCGGCCTCTGAAGACACCCCGGTTGATGGTTAGAGAATCGCGGCCAGACGAACCTTGAGGGCTTCCTTGGCTGCGTAGAGCTTGTTGTGTGCTTCGGTGTCCAAGACGCTGTTCAGGTTCCCGCGCAGATCGTTGAACCACGTCTCGATTTCGGTTACCCACTTGGCCGGTTCGGCTGCGGAAGTTGCGGTCTGTTCGTCCATCAAGCGCCTCCTTTTAGGCGGTCGTTACGATCTCCAGGGGAACTTCAACGATGCCCTGGGTTTGGAAAAGTCCCTCATCCTTGACCACGGTCCCGAAGATGCGGCAAGAGGACACGAGGCCCCCGAGCGTGGTGTGTGGCGCTTGCCCGTCGTTGGCGAACGGTCCCATCTGCGCAGCCTCACCCGCCGTCAGTTCCAAGGCCGCTTCAATCGCAGTGATGAGCGTGTTCTGGAGTGTGCTTGGCGCGGCCATCGGGTCAGCATCATGTCGGGTGTAGATCACCAGCTTGGGATGCAGGGCCCACACGGTGGGCTGGCGCCGGTCACCGCTGGCCGTCTCATCACCAGCGGCAAGAAAGAGCGCGGGCTGCATCTCGGGCGGCGTGTCCGAGTAACCAGACCAGATGCGTGAGCAGGGCGCTGCAAACCCGGTCACAGCGCCAAGGCGCGCATTCAGCGCAACGAAGATCGCTTCACGGTTCAGGGCCATCAAGAGCCTCCCATCGCACCAGCCAGCCGGGCGCGAATGTCGTCTTTCATGTCGGCCAGGGCCGGGGTGAGAAATGGTCGGGCGTCTTCGTGCTTTGTGCCCGGCGGGTGCTTGGCGAAGTACTTTACCTTTGCCAGATCGGTCATACTGCCAGGGCCGAGCCGCGGGCCCACCGACGGACCGCCCCGCGCACCCGCGCCGATCTTGCGGTCAAAGCCCTTTTCCCAGTAAGCGCCGTAGGGTACGTTCGTGCCTACACTGCTGCTGAAGCTGTTGCCATCCTCGCTCGGCTTGTCATTGATAGACCCCCAGAGGAGGCCCGTCTTGCCGACGCCTAGATGACCAGGGCGTGGTCCGTTGAGGTACTTGGAAACCACCAGGTTGTGAAGGGCGACTCCAAGCGCGTTGACGGTCGCACGGACACGGTTTCTGCGCGCCACGCTGATCTGTGCAAGTTTGGCGACAACAAGCTCCGAACCGACGATCTGGCCGACAATCAGCGGGTCGCTCATCCCACGACCTTTTTCCAGTTCGTCAAGCTGTCCAGCGCCCATTTCGGGATAGACAACTGCGAGAACGAAACCGTCTCAGCGCCGCCCATGCTCTTACTGATTTGCCCTATCCGCGAGCTTTCGCTGTAGCCCCAGGCGACGATGCGGCAAGCAACATGCTCAAGGTCGAACGGGACAGTGGCGAACCCGGCGGTGTACTTCAAAACCACGTTCATGAAGTCGCGCCGGAAGGTGGGAGCGCCGAAGGAGAAGCCGCCCATGGCTGAAACCGAGTTGGTCAGGCTGATGGTTCGCCGGCCATCGCAGACGGCGTACTGAGTCACGTCGATTGCGTCAACCGTGACCTGGGTGATGGCCGTAACCGGGTAATTGGCGGTCATGATCTGCCGGCCGCCAGTGCCGTTCAGGATCTCGGTGTAGGAGGCCTGAAGGATGTCCCGGTTCAGGTTCGACTTGATCCACGCACTAACGGCGGTGATGATCGGAGACAGTTTGTCATCCACCGTGTTGGCGGTGGTTCCGAGGTACGTCTTCACGCTGTCGAGCGTGGTCAAGTCGCCTGGATCGGGATAGGTCATTACTGCTCCGTTTCAGCTTCCGCACAGATCGCATCAGCCTCAGCCTTGCGGGCCTCTGCAACGGCCTTGATGAGTGCTGGACGTGCCAGTGTGGCGTCAAGCCCAAGCCGGGTAGCCTCAGCCGCCAGAACGTCATTGGTCCACTTTGCCGGGTTGCCGGTGAGGGCCACGACGGGAGCCGCATCAGCCTCAGCCTTGGGGGCCAGTGTGGTGAAGCCCATGCACTGCAAGGCCTCAAGCGCCTCTTGAGGAACATCGAAAGCGCCGGTTGCATCCGGCTCGTAGTTCACGCCGTCGAAGCTGCATCCGGTGGCGTCCGCGTGATAAATCAACATGCTGTTGCTCCTTTGAGCGATGCTGGAATGGACAGGACTGGATGGCTTGCGCGCACCATGAGACGGATTTCAGCGATGATCTCTTGCGCTTTCTTCTGAGCAGCGGCAAAGTCCTGGACCCTGCCGAATGCGTCGTAGTTTGATCCGCTCACTGGGTCACTCCCTGCGAAATGGGGCACAGCAGCCTTGGCCACCATGCCCCACGGTTGAGCCTCTGAATTAGCCGGCGGTGATGTTGTTGATTACGCCGATGGCGAAGGGAGCGTAGACGGCGAGAACTTCCTCGGCATAGACGCCCACTTCCTCACGCCTGGTGCGCATCGGCCAATCGAGTTCGTAGTAGTCGGCGCGGGTTTTGACCGCGGCGACGTTCGGAACTTCGCTGGACTGGTACTGCGCGGGCAAGTCTTCGGCATAGCCCAAGATCGTTCCTGCGGGCATCTTGGGGTGAATCTTGATCGGGATTTCGCGCCCGCCGTTGAGGGCGAACGGGTTGAAGTAGCTCTTGATGACGCCGTTGGCGACGATGGCAAAGCCCTGGTCGTCGTTGGTGTAGCGGAGCAGCGGGGCAGACGAGCCGTTCAGGACGCGCGATGCGATGTCCTTCGCCTGTTGGGCGTTGACATAGAGCACCGAGGGGCTGACCTGAGTCGCGTTGAACATGGCCAGGAGCAAGCTGTCGATCTCGTTCACGTTGCCGCGCCCGCCAGTAGTGAGCAGAGCGCCGTTGGTGAGAGGCTGCCAGATCGCGCCCGAGGTCGAGTTCAGAGCAGCCGACGCCAGCCCGTCAAAGGCCAGGTTGGGGTTCGCGCTGTAGTCAGCAGCGGTGAGAGCCGAGGCGAGTTGGTTGGTGGCGTTCAGCGGGGCCGAGAAGGTCACGGTTGCCACGTTGGTGATGGTCTGCAACCGCTCCGCGCCCACCGCGCCCGCGAACCACGCATAGCCAGCCGCGCCACGAACCGGGGCGACCGACGCGGTCAAAATCTGACCGAGGGTGATGGCCTGGGTTGCGCTTGCGGATGCCTGACCGACGCCGCCATTCAGGGTGAAGGTCAACCCGTCCATGCCGGTGATGGTCTTGGTCTGGACAAGGCCAGCCGCAATCGACTGCTGCTGAATGCCCTCGTAGGTCAGGGGTACGCAGATGACCGAATAGGTCAGAGCGGGCAGCGTGGCGCCAGAACCGGAAGCGGCCAGCGTGGCAGTCGGGCAGGTTCCGAGGTTGACGGACGCATTGCCGAACAGCAGCGCGTTCTCTTCCTTCAGCATCATGCCCTGAAGCAAACGAAGCACCATGCGGGCCTTCACATCCTCGAAGCCCTTTCCGGCGTTCATCGCTTCACGGGTGACGTAGTCTTCCTCACCTAGCGTCACGTAGCTTGCGGCCTTGGCTGCCGTGGTGTAGCTCGTGTTGGCAGAGCGCTGACCCTCGGGAACCCATCCCATGCCAGAGAAGCCAGAGCCCAGTAGCGCGGAAACAACCTTCCAGTTGGTCGCCGGGCCGGTTCCACCGCCGATGCGGGGCAGAGCGTTGCGGATGGGCGTTGCCACCGGGTAAAGGTTCTTGGCGGGTGCCTGAAGGTCATACGCGGTGAGCCCGGTGGCTACCGTGATGGCCTTCTGAATGGTGTCGTCTGCGGGCGAACTGAGGGCCTTTTTTACGAGGTCCAGCGTTTCTTGCATGCTCATGTTTCGTAGCCTCCTCGGCTGGTTTCCCTCGCTTTTAGGCGCGGGGTTGGATGGTTACGCCGCCGGACTTGTGAATCTTCCTGATTGCGTCCAGCGGGTCACTGGGTTCGGCCTCCACACCCGCGTCTGCCTTGCTTACACTGTCGTCACTGCCTTTCTCGACAACCCTGAGAAAGCCCTTCGCCTTCATGCCCTTCACGATCTCGTCAAGCTCGGCCTCGTGTTTCGCGGCATCGCTTTGGAGCTTCGCAACTTCGTCCTTTAGGCCGTCCCGCTCGGTGCTGAGCTTCGAGACCTCGTCAGTCAACCCGGCAACCTTGGCCACTGAGTCTTCGCCATCGACGGCCGTCTCGCCCTTGGCTGAATCGTCATAGCCGCTGGCCTTCATGCAGTCAGCCGCCTTCTGGATGTGGTCATGGGCTTCGGCTAGCTTGCCCTTGGTGGCCGCTGAGAACTTCGCGCCCTTCTTTTCGACCGCATCAGCGCCCTTTGCTGTGTCGGCCAGGGCAATAACCTCGACAACCGGGGCAGGATCGGGCGGCGCCAGCGATGCCAGCAGTTCGCTCGTCTCCTCTTCGGTCATGGCCTTGAGGATTTCCGCCCCCGATGCCAGCCAGGCGCGCATCTGAGCCGGAAGCGGTGAATTGTCGCCCTCGTACTGCGCTTCGTAGTTGGCGTCCTGAGCCTGATAGCCCAGAGAGGCAAGCAACTCGGCAAACCGGGAGACGCCATACAGGCCTTTCTTTACCGTGTCGGCATCGGTTCCAACCGCAAGAACCTTGACCGCCGTATCGGTGGCCGCTTCGACCGTGGCATCAGCCGCGGCGGTAGTCACTTCTGTTTCAACTTCCACGTCGTCTCCTTCGTCGCCGTCCAACTTGACAACCTCGGTCACGTCGCAGTCAGGATTCGCGCCGATGTCTACCAGCGAAACCTCACGCAACTTCAACTTGTGAATGATTTTGCGGTCGTTGGCATCGCGCCCGCCCGGTGGGACATTGCCCTGAATCGAGAACATCTTCAGAACGCCGGTATCGACCTTGAGGACCGTGACCGGGTCAACGACATGCGCGGTGATGTGCGTAACGTCGTTGTCGTCCACGTACATCTCAGTGGTTACGCCGGCGGCCTTGGTGACGTCGTGCATCTCGCGAACCGCCCGGCGCTTTTCCATGTAGTCAGGGATGGCACCGCGCAGACAGTCGCCAGTGAACGATTCCCCGTCTGAGTCCTTGGTCGGGGTGCTGGCGATGCCGGAAACCATGCGGGTTCCGTCGCCCATGTCCTCAACTTTGGTGATCTGGCCGAACATCCGAGCCTTCGCCATGTGTCCTCTTTTTGCCTCATCTTGTGGCTAAACAGACACAGTATAGAGCGGAAAAGGGCAAGGAAAACCCCGCCAGATTCAGCGGGGTAAGAAAAATCAGCATTCAGGAGACTCGCGTGTGGTGATTATATGAGCCAAAAAGGCTCAAGGTTCGGAGGTCGTTGGCGCGAGTGCCAATAATCCCGCGATTTCTTCCCGATGGTTTGCCGGGATGTCGAGCGCGTGGTTCATCATGAGGCGGTTCACGGCTGCGGTGAAGGCTTCGACCCAGTCATACGTCTTGTTGCAGACCGTGTGGCCGGTGCCTGAACACATGTGGAGCGGACAGGAGCCGTCCCGAATCAGCGTAATCATTGGCTCTTCTTTCTGTTAGGCGAGTGCAACGCTCTTCAGTGTCCCGCCGTCGTTGTAGTACAGCTTCACCGTGCCGTCACTGGTGTTCTTCCAGACCTCAGCCACGCCGGCCGGGATGTTGACGGTCGTCGGTGCACCAGCCGCGCTCTTGACGTTGACGATCTCCAGCCCGCTTTGCTCTGCCAGGCCGACAAGCGCGGTCGGGATGACGTAGACGCCGTTCGTCGGCTTGTAATCGGTGCCGTTGATGTGAATGCAGCCCGCCGCCGGGCCGAGCATGTTGGTCGTTGCAACCGCCATGGTTCCTCCAGTTGGGCTGGTGTAGCCCGGTTATTGGTCGCCTTCCGTGGCGGCGTCGATTTCCTCTTGGGTCATGACCTCGGCGGTTTCCGTGCACCTGTCGTTTGGGTGGATACCTTCGCCGGGGAAGTCCTCACCGTCAAAGCACTCATCGAGCCCCACGACAGTTCCGTTGAGGACGGCGCATTCTGGGCAGCAGTTCGCGTCCGCAATCCATCGTCTACCCTTCACGACGCCGCTTTCCGTCCACCCTTGGATGTTCCCTACACGGTCAGCAATGTTGACCTCGGTTCGGGCAATCATGTCCACGCGATAGTCACTAAAGCCGGTGTAGTCCTGAATCGACTCGGCCAGTTCGTCGCTGGTGACACCTGTCTTGAGCGCCGCATCGACTAACTCATTCAGGCCGGCGCGGGTGGTCTCATTGATCTGTGTCACCAGATCGGCGGCGTGATCCTTCGCCCAGGCGATGGCCTTCTCGTTGGCTTGAGACAGCATCGAATCAAGCGCGGTGTCGAACTCTTCCCCGGTTGGGCTGCTGAAAAGGTGAGCGACTTGGTCCAGGCCTTCGCTGGCGCCGTCGAGCGCCATAGCCTCAAGAACATCATCGATGTCGCCTTCGAGCTTCGACAGCGCGGCGAGATTGATGATGTTCTTGAACGGGTCGCTGTTGGTGGCCTTGGCAACCTTGCCCAGCACATCGGCGGCAATCTTGACGGCCGCTTTCTTCTGTGCGGCGAACGACTTCCGCATGATGCCGGTGAGCGCCTTGCGGGCCTTGACTACGGCTGGACGCTCACGGTCAATGGGCGTCAGGGTATCCGAACGCTTTTTTTTTTGAACCGCGCCAGTCTTGGCCGCGGGCGCTTTCTTGCCGGGTTTGATTGCCGGGGGTGGCTGGGAGGCCGACTCGTCAACCGCCCCCGGTTTGCCGCCGGGTTGGTTTGCTCCCGGCAACGTCGGTGCTACAGGTGGAGGCGGGGAGAGCTCGTCTTTCTGCTCATCCGACAGCGGATCCATCCCATAGCCCATATCGCGCACTTCGTCAGGCGTCATCCACGGCTTTGAGCCGCCGCCCCCGAGTGCGATCTGATAGACCTGCGCTTTGATGAGCGGGTCTGTAATCTCTTCGTCCTGCCATGCGAACTGCAGATCACCCATGCCGTAGCAGCGGCGAAGAATCGCGTCCATCAGGCTCTTGAACCACAGTTTGCGCGGCTCGATGCCTTCCTCTTGGGCCGTTTCCTTGGCCGTCTGAGCGGTTGCCCGGTTCTGTTGCTTCACCAGCGCCTGGGGCGAGACAGAGAAACACCAGCAGATGATGCGCGCCAGCCACTCGTCAATCGGGTCATTCAGGCTCGGCTCTTTGGTGGCCTGATACTTCGTGCCACTCGGAACCCAGCGCCCATGACGACGTGTAGCCGTCTGGCCGGTCATGACGATGTCCCACGAGGTCTGGAAGTCGAGCACCTGGTCGGGGTTCATTCCCGGCGGCGCTTCGAGCAGTGCATCGGGAATCGTGCCGTCGGTGTAGAACTCCGTCTGGTGGAGCAGCCGGCGAAGTGACAGGTTGACGATGTTGATGACCTGCTCAACCGGGCTCATGCCATAGATGCGATTCGGGCGAAGGTTGTAAGCCCTGACGATCATCTCGTCTACGGTGTACTCGACAGCCGCCATACCCTTGAGGGCTTGCCCGTAGGCTGGTAGCGGTGGCAGAGGGACGCGCCCACGGTCAGAGACGATGCGCTTGAGGGTGCCACCGTCAACGATCTCAGGCAGGAAAAGGCCCTTGGTAGTGGGACGCAAGTAGATGGCGGGCTGGTCGATGACGTAATGGTCCTCAAAGATCAGCCGTTGCCACGACAGGAAGTCATTCACGCCGTCAGGCTCGGCCAGCAGGTCCATGGCGCGCTTTGCCTTGTCGCCGCCGTCCTTGCCGTCGCGGCCCATGATCTGCCACTTCTGACCGGCCATCTTGTCTTTGCAGGTCTCGACAGCAAGCCGGATGAGGTCTAAGCCGCCCTGGGCAGGGTCAGCCATGCGCCGCAAGGTGGGGAAGTCAATGTTCCGCTCCCCAGCTTCGCCACGAGGCCGCGGGCTGGTGTTGACGGCAAACGGGTAATCGAACTGGCGACCGCGCACCGACTCAGGAGCTTGCGGCTCCATCGGTTGGCCCGGTGAAAACCAGCCGTTGTCAAGCTGTTGCCGGGTCTGGCCTGTTGCGGCGGCCAGCATGTCGAGTTCGATGGGGAGCAACTTCGCGCCCGCGCCGATAGCGCCGTGGGACAAGGGAGCAGCTTTAGGAGGCATTGGCCGTACCTTCATGTGGTAGGAATGTCCTCGCCAGCCGCTCCCAAGCTTGTTGCCGGGAAACGGGGAAGAGGTACTCTTTGCCGAGTTCAGCCGCGTAGCGATCCAGACGCCGGGCGATGTCCTTGGGAATGTCTAGCTCTGGTTGTGTCTTTTCTGCCACAGACTGTACCTCATCTGCAACAGTTTAGCCCGTTTTTCCCTCTGCAACCATCTTCGCTGCGAGTTGAGTGTAATAATCTACGACCCCCTGACCCTCAAAACCGTGATGCAGGTAGTTCAGAGCCTGGGTGAAAGCGTCCACGTCGTCGTCATGGGCCATCTTCGGGAAGCCATACATGTTGTCCAGGAAGTCGGCAACCCACGGCAAAGACGGGTCAACGAAGACGTTGCCAGCCTCCCAAGTGGGCACGACGGCATGAGCGCGGCTCACCTTGTCGGTGTCAACCTTGATCGGGACGATAGGGATTGAGGACTCGAGCCGTAGCTCTTGCAAGAGACTCTGACCGCTGGCCTTGTCTTCGATCAGGAATGCTTGCGGGCGCCACTGGGCATTCAGCGCCTTCACGCGCAGTTTGAGTTCGGGATACCCAGCCTTGTCTTTCCAGCGGTCCAGCAGGTCATAGCCCTCAGCGCGTTCGCCCACGGCCAGCACAACGCTGAAGTCGTTCTCTTCCTTCTCTTTGAACGCCGTGTCGCCCGACAGGATGATGCGCTTGTACTTCCAGACCGGCTGGCCCTTGTTGTCGCGCTCTGCCATCTTGCGCTGTGTCTCAGCCAGGACGAACGTCCGCACGAAGCCCTTCAGGAAGATCAGGCCCGCGGCTGGTGTCGGGCGCTGCTGGTGCTGACCGGCATAACCGGCAGAGCCGAGACGGCGCTTTTCTGACTCCAGAACCTTCAACGGGAAACGGGCCGGGAAGAATAGCTCACCCTCAACCGTGCGCGGGTCAATCCAACCGAGCGAAGTTGGCCGGCAGTCTAGGTCTGTGGGCTTGGGGTGCTCGTACTCCTCGCGGATGATGAGGACTTCCCACTCTTCCGCGTCCGTGGCCAGGATGTGGCCGGTCAAGTCCTCTTCGTGCAACCGCTGCTGAATGATGCAGCGAACGCCTGTAGACATGTTGGCTAGGCGGTTCGCGGCGGCGTTGTCCCACCAGTTGATGATGGCGTCACGGGCTGGCTTCGAGTAGGCCTCAGCCGCATCGTTCGGGTCATCGACGATGATGGCGTGTGACCGTGAGCCGGTGATCTTGCTCCCGGCCGAGATTGCGCGCCGAAAGCCGGTGTTGCTGTTCTTGTAGTGGCCTTTGGCGTTCTGGTCGCGGGTGAATGACCACTTGGGCGCAAACGCCCGCCGATACCAAGCTGAATCGAGGATGTCCCGGCACTTGATGCTGTCGCGGATGGCAACCTCACCGTTGCCGGATGCGAACACCCCGCGCCATGCCGGGCCCAGGTCATGGCCTTCGCCCGGGTTCTGTAGCCAGATCCACGGCGGAAGGCACACCGACAGGATTGTCGACTTCATGGAGCCGGGCGGAACATTGATGATGAGGTTCCGCATGACGTGGCCGTCGCGAACGAGCCGGCCTTCTACGAGGGCTTGAACGTGATCGCAGATAACGTCCAGGTGCCAATTCCAGACCAGCGGCGTCGAGGGTTCGATGATCGGCCATGCCTGCCGAACGAACTCTGACAGGCGACGGCGCGCCATCTCTGCTTTGACCGCCTCGTAGGGGATGAGGTCCACGCCCTAAACCTCGTCAAGCCTGGTAGTGGGTTGCGGCGCGCCAGCGGCGTAGATGGCATCTAGCGCGGCCAGTTGCTCGTCTGTGAGTTTGGATAGGTCAAGGGCTGGCGGCAATGCGTCACCGTCAGGCGTGGTCTGCGCTGTCTTGAGAGGCGCATCGAGGCCGAGCAACCGAGCCCGCCGCTCTTCTACCAGCACCAGTTTCTGAACGGCGTTCATGTCTTTCTTGGTGTTGATGCGAGAGATTGCAGCAGCAGCCGCGAGGTCCAGGCGCTCAAGCGAAAGCCGCCGAACCTCGTCAGCGGTTTCCTTCAAGGTCTTGTTTAACTCTGCGAGTCCAGCCAGCACCAGGCGGTGAACCTGCGACTTCGACAGGCCCATCTTCCGGCCGATCTCAAAGAAGCCGAGACCGTCACGACGGAGTTCGAGCGCCTGCTGAATCTTCATCGTCCGTGTGATCTTTGCGCCGCTGGCTTGCTGTGGCATCTTCCCGCCCTCTTGTGGATTCCCCTTTTGTTCCACTTTAGAGGCTTTTCAGACGTGTTTCCGGGCCTCAACCGTCGCGAAACGGCAACTTTTGCGGGTTATACTTCAAGACGTTGCGTGAATTGGTTGTCGCGGCTTGACCCAGCCCTGCCCGCTCGGCATACTGAGCGCCCGCGAAAACGCGGCTAAGGCACAGGGAGACGACCCCGGCAGGGGTACGCATAGCGCAATAACCCGGATCATCCGAAAGCCGCGCTGTCTCTTTTTTGGATCGATTGTGACGGGGAAACCGGCGTCCGATGAGTTGAACGCCGGGAAGATGCGTGTTTATGGGCTATGCGGGAAGATCGTCGAGAGAGAATACGATGCCCCGGCAGTAGTGCTCACCGTCTTCCATGACTTCAAACGTGGCGTGAGGTAAATGGGAAGCATAGGTCCACGAGTAACCCGCTTCCTTGCACCATAAGGCGTCGATCTCTCGCGCTTTCGCATCTCTTTCAAGCCACTTCCGACACTCTTCGACTTCGTGCTCTACCTCTCCAAAATCAGGGATGACGCCCTTACGGTCAAACCTTACTGCATCGCCGCCGTAGCATCCAGCCTCATCCGTTATCGCTCCCTCGAATTCCACCAGGTCATCGCTTCCGCCGTAGACGATCACAAGCCCAGAGGCTTTGGCTTGAGCGAGGATGTTGGTTTGAATTCGAACCGGGTACTCAATGCCGGTAAGCAGTTTTGCAAGCTCTTTCGCGTCCATATCGGTCTCCTTGCGCCCATCCGGGCCGGGTTTTCGGTCATTTCAGCCTCATGCTCGGCAGCTTGTCGAGCCAGATCAGGGGCGCGTCCTCGGTAAGCCGTGAGACCAGCGCGGCGCCGTAGATGCTGGTCAGGTCGATTTCGGGAAGGTTGGAGGTCCAGAGCGTCGGCAGTTCTTCGCGGTAGCGATGGTTTACCAGGCGGTCAAGCTGCGATGCGGCGAAGTCGTCAACGTAAGCGCCCTTGATGCGCTCCCGGCCAAGATCGTCCAGCACCAGGAGGGGCGCGGTTTCTGCGCGTTCGAGCATCTGCTCGGCTATGCCGTCGATGGCATGGAGCCGGATGGCTGTCACGCTGTCGGGCCAACTCAGCCACACCGCCTGATGCTCGAATCTCACGTCAGCCCGTTTGCCATGCCGCCGCGTCTCTTCCACCAGCCGGACGGCGTAAGCCTTGCGGTAGGCCCGCTGGAATCCGCGCAGGATCGCCGCCAGCGCCATCGTTTTGCCTGAGCCGGTGTCAGCGCCCAACCCGAAGCCGGTTGCGGGCACGTTGCCGCCGCTGAGCGCCAGCAGGGTAGCCCGTGGCATCGCACGCTTGATGGCCTCGGGCACCTTTTGCCAGTCGGCTTTGCACTCGCGAGAGGCGAGGCCGCAGACGTGGCGAAGATCCTCGGTGACCTGGGATTCAAGCTCGGTCTCGATGCGCTTGGCTTCCGTCTCGGCATACCGGATGGCTTGCGCGTCTTCCCAGCAGCCCCAGCAAAGGCCCTCAAACTCGGGCTCTGGTTCGCCCATCGAGGGCTTACTATTGCAGGACCGGCAAAGCGGCCTCGGGGTGTTCGGTGGCCTCACGCGCCCGCCGTTCATCACGGGCGGCAAGTTGATCGATGTAGCGCTGGTCGGTAGCAGTTCGGTGATGCTGGACATTCCCATGGTTCATTGCTCCTGCACTCTGCGGTGCTTGCTGCGTTGCCTTCTCTGCCAGTTCGGTAGCCTTGCCGGCCTGCAACGCGAAGTCG